CGCTCGTCACCGGCAGCAGCCGCCCGGCCAGGATATCCGCCGCCGGCACGGCACTGGCCGTCACCAGCGAGCGCAGCTCCTGCACGCCCGGCAGGTCCGGCACCTGCACCCGCAGCCGCTCGGTGCGCGCGCGGGTCGCGATGGCGAACTCATACCAGGTCGGCGCCCCGCCGGGCAGCGCAATCTGCGACTGCGCCGCCAGCGTCACCACCAGCGGCGACGTCAACGCCAGGTCCGCATACTCGGTCGCGAGCCCATCGCCCACCCACCCGATGACCGGCTTGCCATCCGCCGTGATCAGCCGGACCGACACCCGCGCCGCGCCGAGGTCCGCCGCACTCCCCGCCGGTACCGGGATGCGCACCTGCGCCGCCTGGCCATGCGCGCACGCCAGCGCGCCCGCCAGCGCCACGCACAGCCGGGTCCGGCAGGTCATCACTTACTCCGCCGCCGCGTCCGCGGGCGGCGCCGGCAGCCGCTCCCGCAGCCCGCCATGCGCCTTGAAGCGCACGTTAGTGGTCGCCTTCCCATCATAGAACCGCCCGGTGAGCGCACACTTGCGCAACCCCTGCGGCGCCCGCTGCGTCACCCGGAAGGTGCCGAAGCCGTGCAGGTTCACCTCCTCACCCCCCTCTAGCGCGACCGTGATCGCGTCCAGCACCACGTCCACCGCCACCGCCCCGGACGCCTTGGCGATCCCCAGCGACGCGGCCACTTGCTTACTCAGTTCACCTTTATTCATGTGTCCACCTGTTTTCAGCTTTCAGTTTTCAGCTATCAGCGGTCAGCTATCAGCTATCAGCTATCAGCTATCAGCTATCAGCGGTCGGCTGACGGCTGAAAGCTGACCGCTGACGGCTGAAAGCTAATACCCCCTCAACAACGCGCTCGCCGCCCGCCGCCCCCCGGTCACAATCTGCACCGGTCCGCGGTCTTCATCCGCCGCCAGGTCTGCGAGCATCCCGGCCACCGCGCTGTCGCCGTGGCGCTCGCCCTGCTTGTCGGTGTTGCCGTCCGGCGGCCGCGGCACCCCGCGCAGCAACTTGATCGCCCGGTGGTCCTCCAGCACATCGTCATGGCGGATCAGCACCGTGGTGCGGTCCTCGATCCCCGCCTTGTACTTGGGCATCCGCTCGCGGTAGGTCGCCTCACTGAACTTCACCCGCAGCACCCGCGAGCCGCGCCGGTCCTCGGCGGCCTCGGCGATGCTGTCGCCGTTGCCGGTCGAGTCGATCGCCTCCTGCCCGAGCTTTGGCGTACCTTGCTCGATCGCCTCCAGCACCTGGTCCTGCTGGTCATAGGGCACGTTGTGCATCTCGATCACCGCCACCCAGGTGCGGCGCAGCGTCTCACCCAACTCCAGCACCACGATGCAGGTCATATCGCCCTTGCGCGCGAAGTCCATGCCGATGGCGTGCCGGCGCGCCGGGTCGAGGGTAGCCAGGTGCGGCGCGACCGCCTCGCCCAGCCAGTCGGCCATCTCGCGCCGACGCGCGTCTTTGGGCAGGAGGTTGAAGCGCGCATCCCCACTGAAGCGCAGCAGCGGCGCCGAGGTCGCGGCCGGCGCCATCGCCGCCTCGATCAGGGCGCGCGGGAAATAGGTCCCGCCGCCCATGGCCGGGATGCAGTACAACTCTTCGTCTTTATTGTTCCGGTAGAGATGCCACAGCCCCGCCAGCCATTGCGCCTCGGCCAGCGGACTCCACGTCTGGTGCGAGACGCTGCAGATGCGCTTATAGAGGCCCTCCCGCAATGCCAGGTCGAGCGGGGTGCGATGCACCGTCGCTTGCTTGCCGTAGCGTCCCGATCGGACATCAATCACTAATTGATTGAAAGGGTTGTCGATGCCGTTGTGGGTAGAGATGACGGCGAGGCGCCCCCCCCACATGGTCATCGCCATCGCCGCCCTGAGGATTTCTTCGAGGTCGTCAACGAACGCCGCCTCGTCAATCACTAAAAGATCGCCCGGCCGCCCCTTGGAACGCAGGTTGCGGGGGTTACTACTGAAGGTCTGGATGACCTTCCCAGATGGATAATCTATTCTGAAACTATGGATGTCGTTACCATCATCACGCTGCAGCACGGACTCCCCAATCGTCTGCCCGGCGACATTTGCGGCCCGTGACCAAACGGCACAATCGGCCACGAACCCCGCCGTCATCTCCTTGTCATAGCTGATGTAATAGACATTCCCCCCGCCCGCGGCGCGACTTGCGTGCAACACCGCGTCTGCGGCGGTGCCGTAGGACAGGCCGATGCGACGCGACTTTTCATGGACCTTCAGGGGCGCCAGGTCCTGGTTCCAGCGCACCTGATAGGGCAGCAGGAGTGGAGCGCTCATGCGCCGCCGCCGGGTTTGGTAATATCGCGGGGTCCGTTTCCCACCCCTGCGGGAATGCACCAGGGCGACGCCTTGCTGGTGGACGGGGATTCCCCACGCACGCGGGGATGGAGCAACGGCAGTGAGCCGCTCCGACGGACCACGCAGGATGTTCCCCGCGCTCGCGGGGATGGACCCGGGCTGTCGGCCCCGTTGTGGGTGCTCATGATGATGTTCCCCGCGCACGCGGGGATGGACCAAGAGCAGAATCCCTCCCGCGGGGTCAGCGGGCGCGGCGTCCGCATCGGGTTCAGCCTACGCAGACGCCCACGCGCGGCCTGGCTTTCCCCTTCATCCATCATCACAGCTCCCCCTCGATCGCCGCCCGCAGGGCGGCGATCCCTTCCGGGCTCACGCCCTGGGTGCGCGCCGCCGTCTCCACCCGCGCGGTCGCCTCGTTCACCGCCGCCGCCACCTGGGCCGCGGCATACTTGGAGTCCGCCAGCCCCAACCGTCCCAGGTCCGCCAAAGAGCGCGTGACCAAAGACAAAGATTTCGCCAAGGCCCCCGGGTCGCCCCCGTCCTCCTCCTGCGCCGCCGCCTCGGCCTTACGCAGGCTCATCAGGATGCGCAGCAAGGTCTCCTGCGCCATCGCCGTGGTCGCCCGCCGCAGGCCGGAGCCGTCATCATCCCCGGACAGCGCCCGCCCCAACTCCGCCGCCCGCCGGGCGTCCGCCATGGCGCCGGAGAACTCCGCCTCCAGGTCCTGCCCCCAGCGGTGTAACGAGGATTTACTGATGCTGTAACCCTGGCTTAACAGCCAGTCGGACAGCGCCACATAGTCACTGAAGCCGTTGGCGATCAGGCGCGCGTTCAGTTCATCGCGGGTCGCGACCGGCAGCGCACAGACGGCAGAACGCGGGGGCATGGGTTACGCCGGGGTTTGGGGTGCGGGGGGCGGGGTGCGGCTGGTGCGCAGCGGCGCCGCCGGGCCGACCGCGCACAGCCGCAGCGCTTCTTCGCGCGGAATCAGGACCTCCCCGTTGCGCGTCTCGAACGCCACCGTCGGCGGCGTAGCGGCGACCGCCGCGCACAGGCGCCGATAGACCAGCAGCGGGGCCACCTTGCGGCTCACGGCAACGGCATTCGCCACCACCATCAGCGGCAGACAGGCACCCGGGGGCAGGTAGGCCCCGTCCCAAGACGTCGATTTAGCCGGCGCGTCGCTCATTACTCTTCACCCCTCACTCTTCACCCCTCACCCCTCACTCACACCGGCCGCGGCCGGGCCACGCCCGGGTAGCGTTCCAGCCCGCCGGCCACATCGGCCCCGCGCAGCGTCAGCGTCGGCACCATGATCGTCGCCCCCCCACCCAGCAGCACCAGCCCGGCTTCCTCCAGCCACGCCAGGTGCCCGCGCAGTTGCGCCGCGCTCAGCCGGTTGCCGGCCTGCTCCAGGAGGTGGGCGCGCAGCAGATGCTCATGCACCGTGTAGTCGGGCGCCTCGGCCAGGGCGTTGAGGATCGCCAGGCGCTCATCTTCACGGACCGCCTCGCGGTAATCAGGGGGGCTGCTCATGGGCGTTCTCCGGCCCGCGGGCCATACTCCAGCAGGTGTTGATGGATGCGGTTCACCGCGGTCCCGATGCCCTCCAGGAGCCCGGTCATGTGCCCGATCTTGCCCTCAAAGGCATCCATCCGAA